TCATTCACCGACCTGCACCCAGACTTCGTCTGCTTCGACACCAAGCCATACGGCGTTTACCGCATACAGCTGTTGTTTGATCGAGCCGTATGGCACAACCTTATCACCACGAGTCTTTTGTCGATCCACCAACGTTTGCAGACGATTCCAGAACTCGATGCCAACGACGCGGAATTTCTTCTGCTTCGCGAGCTCAACGAATTTGGCACGCTTCTTTTTGGAAGCATTTACCACGTCAACAGAAATGGTACCGTTGTTGCGCGTCGCGAAGTCCAACATGCTCATGATGTTTTCATTCGCGTACTTCTGGAACTCAGACTCGTTGTCGTTCGCATACTTCCAGGCGATGGCGTAAAACTCCGCTTCGTCCATGCCATCTGGTACCGCAGCACTAGAGGACGGCTGATTCTTGAGCATCCAAAATCGCATCTTGAGAGCATCATACGAAATGATACGGTCCGTGTCTTGGTTGAATCGTTTGTACGTCCATGTGCTCTTGCCAGAACCTGACGGCCCCACCAACACGAACATGATGTTGCCATCTTCGTTGGCAATTGGTGTGGTGTCGATGGTGGAAAACTCTGCAATCCAGTCTTCCACGGCCTGCAACTTCTCCGCGTGCCCATCACTGATGCGACCTGCCGCATCAGACCGTAAGCACGAGAAGAACAGTTCGTAGCCAGCGCCAGCTTCGGACAGCGCGCGGTGAGTCGCAATTGCCAAGCCCTGACGTTTCTGCTTGTCCTTGAGCCCGTACGGCAGGTGGTGCTCGATGATCCAGCGCACCGCGCGGGCAGCGTACGTCGGCAACATGACCTGCAGTTCCGGCATGTTCATGTAGCATTCTTGAAACGTCACTGCAGAATCTTGCTCGTGGCCGGCATACCGACGGTACGTCTCCCCAGAACCGTCCTTCTTTTCCAGGACCTCTTCCGCAGACGGTTTACCAGTGTCGTGGAACAGCAGGGCCGTCAAGCCAATTACGGCCTCGACTTCAGTATGCAAGTGCATGAAGCGATCACGGAACTGTTGCATCACCATCTCGGTGTGAACAGCCACATTGGCTTCACGGTGCCATGGAGAATCCTCCACCGTATTCAACATCTGTTGCCAGTGCTGAGTGGTCTTGAACTTCTCGAAGAAGGCGTCAAATTCTTTGATTGAGTACATTTGAACACTGTACTCTGTGTGAACACACCCGTGTTGTCTTATTTCGGGTTGCACTCTGGAATCGGAAGCTTGGCCTTGATCGCTTCGGCCTTCAAATAGTTACAGCTTTCACGTTCCTTCGATTGCTGGGCACTGGTGTAGTTGTTGTCAAGGCCGATCAGCGCAAAGCCGAATACCACACCTATCATCATGATTGCGTACCATTTCATGTGGTTTTCTCCGTCAATGACTTCATTGCCATGTGCTCTTGCTTGCACTGTCGAAACTGACGGGTGGCGGTGTCCATGACGGTGCTGAACAGAGAACGAATAGAGGCCAAGCGCGTTGCGCGTTCGACATCCATCGGACCGGTCTTGTCCAACGCTTCGAGGACAGACTGGAGCTGGGAGTGTGTGGCATTCACCGTCTTGGAGGTGGTGACGTCATTGCCCGCTTGAAGACACACCAACCGGTAGTCCTTCCGAAGCTCGAGGTACTGAGCCCAGGCAGCAGTGAGCTCAACGGTTTTGGAGAACTTACCGGGCTGGCGAAAGGCGCGCTTGAGCGCGACATCGTGAATCAAGGCGGCATCCGCTTCAGTCAGTTCGATGTAGTACCGGGGTTCGGCGCGGGCGACGATGTTCATGGCTTCACCTTGAAGGGAGGCTTGCCATCGATGTACGCGTGTAAAAGATACGCGCTACCGAAAGCCAAGCAGATGTCGAGAATGAGGAGCAGATGGTTCACTTGCGCTTCCCATTGCTGACGCGACTGCAGGCGTAGTTGAAGTAGACGACAGCGATGGCCAGAAGTGCCCATACTTCCTTCACGCGAGTGTTCGTGAGTTTTGTTTTCAGTTCAGTGAGGTAATCAACATCACGATGGCTTGCCGCAAGCAGAGCGGGGTCGTTGTTCACGATTGCATCCATTACGTTCTTGTGGGCTTGCGTAATGCAGCGATTGATGCAGTCAAAGAGATTTTCAGCATCTGCATCAGTGAGAATGAACTCGAACTTGACCATCAGACCTCGGGGTTGCGTTCGTCGATGTGACCGCTCACGAGACTGAAGTGCTTGGAGCCTTCACGAACCCATGCACCAGTTTGCTTGTAGCGGCGGAAGCGGAGACCGGTCGTCGTGATCACGGTCAAGGAGGGGGTCAAACGCTCAACGAAACCACAGGGAGTGTAGTCGCCGTTGATCGTGTACGAAACGGGATCGCCGACCTTGGGGACTTCAGAGATACCGAATTCGCGGCCGTTGCGCTCGGTCGGAACGTGCAGAGTGCCGAACTGCTCGGTTGCTTTTTTAGCGAGGAAGGTCACATATTCCAGGGAAGTGCGCTCGAGTTCGCGCCAGTCCAACACCATGTTGTACTCGATCTGCTCACCGTTCTTGTCGAAGAAGTCCTTCAACTTGGGTGTTCCGGTGTACGGCATTTCGGTCACGAACGTGACAAAAGTGTCACGATTGGGAATGTGCCCGGGGCGCAGAGCAGGGCGACCGAATTCATCGTAGGGGGCTACGTTGAACAGTGCGTACAGGTGCTTTGCCATTTGAAACCTCGGCGTGTTGCGTTAGGTGTATTCTAGCGCAACGCCGAAATCCATGTTGACCAATCTGTAACGGGGTCAGAGAGTGTTACGAACGTCTTTCACGGCGAGGGCGCCGCAGCTCGCAGACATCATTCATTCGGTCGATAACCGAAAGACGCAGTCAACGATCGCCTCTTTCGAGTCCTGAAATGCCTCACTCATAATCTACTCTAATGCGCCAAACGAGCGGTAGCTTACCCATGCCGCTCAGCATTTCTTCTTCGGCCTCGATGATGGCTGTAAGACTGCTCATGTAAAGCACGCGGGGTCGCACCAGGATCTTCTTCTCAAGTTGTCCAAAGAAGAGAGTTAGGGTGCCGCCTTCCCAGAACAACCCAGTAGCATTGAACGAAGAGTATGGAACCTGATTCTTGATTTCACAAGTGATCTTCATGTTCCAGCATCCTCACTATGTTTTGCGGTCTTGCATGAACACGTCGAGCATTGGCCGCAACGTGCTTCACTCGCACCCCACCAATAAATGCGAACACGAAGATCCATGTTGGGGCACCATTCATTTGGTCGGTACTCCACGCACGGCGCACCGCGATCAACGAAATGTCGCGTGGCCGTCATTCGCAGTTTGTTGTGATTGTCGGTCAAGTCGAAATCTTCGCGTGGGTCGGCGCGCATCACGTACAGAACATTGCGCTCGACGTCGCTTTGAATAAGAGTGCTTCGATCAATAGTGGGGACCATGCTTACTCCTTTGGAGAAGGATTTCCTCGATGCTTCTTCGACCATTCATAATCGTGGCCGTCTGGCGTTTTGCCATTCTCGACGGCGGAAACGCCAGGCTTGCCAACACAGTCACCAAGCTCTGAACTAATGGTCACGTGCTTCTTGCCATCATTGCGCTTCTGTTCAGCAAACGCGAGAGCTTGAGAAAGCTCTGTATCCTTGAACTGACGGTGCTGTGATTCGACTTCGATTGTAGGTGCCAAGCTGTCTGTCTCGTATTCATCGAGCCAGAACACAATGATGCTCATTTACCAATCTCCAAGTGGCCACTGCTTGAATATCTTTGACCACTCTGGCCATTTGTAATACAAGAGCAGGAAGATCCACAAACTGTTGCTTGCACAGATCAATAGCCCACCGTAGAAGCTGAACCATTGATCAAGGTGGGGGTAGTAAAACATGTTCCAGCACCCCCACAGAAAGAAGAACACCGTGCTGAGAATGCTGACTCCACGAACCTGTTTGTCCTTATACAGGACACGGCAGTGATTCAGAATGAACAAAGCTCCTACCAATTCGAAGAGCCCGTTAATTTGGTCTGGGGTTAAACTCATAAGTTCCATTATGTCACACCCCGCCCATTTCGTGTGCGCAGTTTCAGGTCACCGAAGAACCGACCAAGCCGTGCTGGCGGAGAATCTTGCGACCTGCGGTCTGACGAGAAGAGTAGTGCATACCATGTGGGCTCATGTCGCGGCCCTTCGGCTTCACGTACGCGTAGTCATTCACCCAAGTTGGGTGGCCGATTTTTGCGCGTTCGTCTCCAGTCATGGCACGCCAATTCTCATAGCCCACCGCCATCGGGCGCTCGTAAACCAGGCGAGCAGGTGGGGTCACAGCCAAAGTGTACACGTACCACACTCCATCTTCGAGATAGAGGTGGTGGTTCTTGTCGTGTACACGAAAAACTTCAGCCTCTTCGCGAGCGCGCTTTTCCTTGTACACAGCACTGCCGTAGCCAACGCGCTTCTTGCGGTTGGTTTTGCAGAGGATGCCGGTTTCAGGATGCACGTAGAAGATGTCACGGTAGTGTTCATCGATCGGACGATAGCCATCCCAACGATTCAGAATGCAGACCTTACCTTCGTGCATGACTGCGTTGAGTTCAACGAAGTCGCGCAGCACGTGAATGTGCACGTGATAGTGCATCCACGAACGCTTGTCGTGATTCCTACAGATTTCGCTGTAGACGTCGTCCCACTTCTTGCCGACGCAAGAAGTGAGAAAACGTTCGAGAGGCGACAGGTGGTCGCCAAAAGACTTACGGGCGCCGCCAGCAACACGGCGAACCTTCATCATCGATTCTTTGCCGCCAGAGAACTCGTCGTCGAAGACGTCGTTGCCCTTGCAGTTGCGGTGCTTACCGAACTTCTCCCCGCCGCGGCGTGGATCCTCGGTGAGGACCTTGTGCATATCCTTGCGCATGTTTTGCTCCTTCAGTTAAACTACACATGTGTGTAGAAAACAACTGGGAGCGAATGAAAGCGAAGACCATGATGGGTTTCCTAAAATGATTGGGTGAATTCTATGTCAACCGGAGTACGGTAGCATAGCAAATTCGGGTCACAAGATACTGAATGGCACGTAGTCGTTGTTGTCATCCATGGAAGAATCAGGGTCCACATACTCGTTGACCTTCTTGAACGCTTCTTCATTGTACTCAGACAGCCGCTTCAACAGACGCATGATGCCAAGGACAGCCATGACAGAGTCGTCTGTTGTGCCAGGCTTTGCCTCGTAACCATTGCCTTTTGAGACGAAGTGTTTCAATTCGAAGATCAGGTCTTCGGACTTGATGTTGATGCCGCCCGCGATTTTCTCAACAAGGTTCTTCAACTGCAAAGCCGATAGAACTTTCTGACGGCCTGTAGTGAACACACCAAACTTTGCAGGGTGATCGCTCACTAGTTCAGCAGTTTCAAGCTGGCTTTCATCGTTGTAGTACAGCGCTGAGACCGCTTCGCCGATACCATTCCGTTCAAATGTCCACAACACCTCAGCTCGCCCGTTTCCGCGATGCTCAGTGAGTTTACTAAGGAGCCACTTGAGCTTTGCATAGATCAACGGAATGTTCACGTCGTTCGAGCGGTACTCGGCGATCTGATTCAGCCCCGGGAAGTCGAATACTTCGATGGCCGTAAAGTCCTTACCAGAGCCGGTTGCAGGGTCCATTGAGACCATGTAGATCTTGTTTCGACCACCGATCTCCTCTTCTGGCACCCAGAACTTAAAGCCAAGCGATTCCCACAGCGGCTTTTCGTAGCGCAATTGTTGCAAACGCGTTGCATTGATAAGCAACGCATCGGAAGACAGGAACTCGCAGTCCAACTCTTGCTTGGCCTTGATAGGACCAAGCTTGCCGGCCATGTCATCATACCATGCTTTGTCACGGTCTGGGTGACGCCACCACAGGAACTCAAGAGCCTTGAAGTTGTTCTGCTTACTCTTAGCACCGTACCACAGTCGTGCGAACAGATCCGAATCACCGTTCGGCGTACTGGTGATGATGAACTTACCGCCAGTTGCCAGGGCTGGCGTCAAAGAAGCCCACATTTCTTCTTGGATACGACGCGAAATAAACGCGATCTCGTCGAGGAAGATGATGGACGGCGAACTACCACGACCGGTCTTTTCAGATGTTGCTTCACAAATGATCTTAGATTCGTTGTCGAACTCAATTGACGTACGGTTATAGAACTTGCAGCCTGGCTTCATCCAGTGTGGCAGCTCTTCGTATGCGAACTTGACACGAGACTGAATTTCGACGGCGTGCGCCATGGCCTTCGAAGCAATGACACAACGCTTGTTGGTGTGGAAGATGGCAAACCACAGAATGTACATGGCAGCCACAGTAGTCTTACCCATCTGACGAGAACACAATAGCACCGTGTCCTTGTTTTCATGGATAGCCATAACCATCTCTTCTTGATAGTCGTACAACTCAAAAGGCACTGCGCCCTTAGTAGGGTGCGTGACCTTGATGTACTTCTTCATGAAATAGATCGGATCCTCACGGCAGCGTTTGAGCTCCATGATCCGATCTGGCGTGTACTCACTTTCTTCATGAGCCCGCTTGAGATTCGGATTCTTAGCCATTGTGCGCTCGCCCCACGGCGTCCTTTGACATCTTTTGCACAGAGCCCCTAAACCGCATGGACGCTTCGAACACCACAGCTGTCGGCAGATACTGCAGCATCTTCTTGGTTTCCTCACCAGTGCCAACGCAGGTGATATTGCCACCCTTGTACATCATTGGAATGGCGCTCTGAAAAAGCTCTTGAACATCATGATCTCTGTACAACTGACACTCGTCAAACCACAGGTGGTTGATGGTCCTGCCCCGTACTGAAGCGCTTGAGACGCTGCCACAGCGGATTGTGCTGCCAGTTTCAAGACTAAGCTCATTTGCGCTCTTACGTACGGCCTTGACACGCAAGAAATCGGGCACCGACTCGTATAGATCGTGAATGTGCCGCATGTGCATTGTGTTCAGGGACTGGGTGCCAACAAACATCAAAGCCTGGTTACCCTTGAACAAGGCCTTCCACAAGAAGTACCCCTTCATCATCATAGTTTTACCCATCTGACGATCAAAGCATCCGATTACAGAACGATCTTGTTCAAGCGCTTGCAAGAATTCAATCTGGTGCGGGTGCAGTTCAGATTTGAAGATGTACTTCGCAATGAAGTAGATGGCGTCCTCGGAGCAGCGCATGAGCTCCAAGACCTGTTGCTGAGTGTATTTCATTCAGTTTTCAGGTTGCACGAACTTTCTGATCACTTCTGTCGTTCGTTCATGGAGCAGAACTTCGAAGTGATAGGCTTTGACTTCCACCTTCTTGCCGTACTTCAAAGCATTCTGGCTGGCCACCGTGACAATCGTGTCATTTGGTTCAGTAGACCATGGAAGTGCACCACCAGTCGTGATGATCGAAAGCATTGGACAAGGGACCTTGTTCTCTGCGAAGCGTACAATCATTGGGCTCTGAGGAGTCAAATCCTCAAGCACAGGCAAACCGCTGATTAACCAACGGGCCCAGTACGCAAATTTCGATCCTCCAAATGGAGTGCTCAATGTGACGATTTTCCTGACGTCGTGCGTTTCATTCAGGGCAATCGTTGCCGCAATGATCCCGCCAAGCGAATGACCTACCAGGATCAGTGGTTCGTTTTTCGGGAGAAGGCGTGAAACCTGTGCTACAGACTTCTCAAGTGGTTGATGCGACGTGTAGTTAATCTTCGGGTCACCACCTACCGCCTTCGCCATGTAGGAGAAGGAATTCCTCGATGAATTTAGGCCGTGAATGTAGCAAAGTGTCGCCATACCGTATTAACAACGGCCGGTGCAATCACTCAGGATCGTGACCCCAGATCTTCAGGCTGAGCAGTTTTCGTGTAGGTTCGCCGTCCCTGTCGCGTAGCGCCCCTTGATTTCCAAGCATACGGGATACGAAACTGACTTGCTTGCCAGCCCACTTCCACATCTGTGGCGTCCAGTCCTTGACTGAAGTGCGCTTCATCTTGATGATCCACTCAGCGCTCTCGACACCAGAGTCGATACCAATCGATGAAGCTTCCTTTGGCTTCAGGCCCGGATACTTCTTAGGATCCTTACGACCCTTTTCAGTCTGACTCTTCTTGAAGGCTTCAATAGCCGATGGAGTCATGTTGATGAGCTTACGCCACTTGTCGTACAGTTCCTTGCGGTGTTCTTCTTGAGCATCCTCACAGATCTTCAGGAAGGTCTTGAACGTCGGCGCTTCTTCAGCAATCCCAGCCTGAAGAAGTTTAGAATTCTTACCGCCATAATGCTTTGCCTGAGCATGAATCATCTTATGCAGAACCTTCATAGCGCGCATAATTTCATCTGCTGTGTAAGGCTTTCCTTTGCCTTTGCCTGGCAAATCGTCAAGTTTCTTGAATTCGATTTCCGGGGCGGCGAAGTCTGATGGGGTGCTCATCTTAAGTTTTCCATTTTGTACTTGATCTTGGCAACCTCACCCTGAAGCTCCTCGTACTTACTGATGAGGAGACCTTCATTAGGCACCGTGCTCTTCAAATCGGACAACACGTCGTGTAGCTGACGAATGAACTCCAAAGGATTCTGCTGACTAAAGTGATTCGGATCAGATTGTTCAGGGTTTACGGTTTCACCGGTCATACCCATGTAAAACTCAGCCAATTCATCAGCAAAATCCGTCAGCAGTTCGTACAATTCACCCAGAGCCAGATGCAGTGAAAGTGACTTGACTTGCCAATGGTGAACTTGAGCGCAACGCTGCGCCATTAGGAGATTACGAAGAATGTTATTCATCATGCGCCCTGCTTCTTGCCTGGAATGGTCTTGTACTTCGGCATTGGGTACGCTGACTTCGACGTATCGCCTACTGGTTGATCAATGCTTACCTCAATTCCGAGGACACCGAACTCAGCCTTAGCAGCCTTACCAGCTGGTACGCTTGCCTTGGTTTTGAATTTGGTTCCCGTTAACGGAATGAGTTCACCGACTTTCATTCTGCCCGTCCCAATGCGCTGTTTGGCAAAAGCGCTTCAATGGTTTCTTCGATCGAGAGGCTGTCAGCAAAGTCGTCAAAGCGCGCCTTTGACCGCTCAGTGCGGAACTTGTACTCGATTGGATGGATGTAGCCACCTTGGACGGCGTCACGTGAGAACGTACCGATCAGAACGTCATGCTCGTAGATCTCACCCTTGAGCTTTGGCCAACGACCTTTGCCCTTGTAGAGAATCTTGACGCTGTATGGGTGTTCTTCAACCTTGTCAGAGCCCTTCACTGGAGCCTCAACCATGAGGTACTCTTTGAAGGTGATCTTCTCTTTGTACTTGCCTTCACCATTCTTCATGTCGCGCTTCTTGTCGCGGTGAGCTCCACCTGCATTGCGCTTGTTCTTCAGAATTTCATGGTTTGGGTCGCGTGGCTCTAGGTTTGGAACCACAATCTTGTTCTCTTTAGACTCAGCCATGGCTTTTTTTGGTGCGACGTAATAAACTTCTTTGTCGGGATTTTGAACTTGGACGAACGTTTTGTCGCCGTGCTTGAACGCGCGCACGACCCAGCTGCCGTTTGCAGCATCGATTTTCTTGCTGCTTACTTGCTTTGCGGTGTCGAGCGCATCGTCACCTACATGGGTCTTTGCAAAGTTCTCGGTGCCCAACATCTGAGCAACGATCTTGTCAATCTGCGCGCTGATCATGAGTCAGTCCTTCAATGCGTGAGCGTAGATGACGCCTTTTTCGCCGTCCCACTCACCGACAGACTTTGTCTCACCCTTCTTGAAGGGCTTCGGACCAATCATTGCATTTGCAATTTCTTTGTCACCGTCAATCCAAAAATCTGGGAAGTGCTTCTTGACTGCGGCGCGCCAGGAAGACCAAGATGAGTACTCCGTCTCACCCATATGATTCTTGGTTTCCAAGACAATGCGCGCGTCGTCAAGTTCATCTTCAGGCTTTGCACGCCTCATAAGCTTCATTAAGTGCGCGTCGGCCTCATCTTCAGAATCAAATGGACCAGCAATACGAGAACCATTCGAGACGATGTAATGTTTCTTTTGCCTGTCTTCAACAAGGACCCAGCCTTCATCCCTGTCCTCATACCATTTAGCAATCAACTTACCATCACATTTGGCAAAATCTCTACCATCGTCGTCAACGTGCAGTTTTGCCACTGCTTTTTCCCAGGCCTTACGATTATGAGAAAACCAAGCCTTTTGTTTTACCTTATCGGTACTTTCGAACAGTTCGAACAGTTTCATGTTAGTAATTCCAGTTGTGATTTTGTATTTAGGCCGTCCGTATACCCAACCATCAAAGATTCAGTAAGTCTTTCATGTACTCGTAAGAGGCAAGGATTGCTTTAGCGCGAGCTTCAGCCTCATCCCCTGTCAAACTCGAGTAGTAACCAATATTGATTGCATTGAAGTATTTGTTAGCATCACCTTCGCCAAGATACATGAAATCTGTCCCATATAGGTTGAGACCATGCTTTTTCCAGATAACCTGAATTGCCTTGCGATCTTCATATGCGATATCCTTTGGTGCCGTCAACAGCACATCTGATCTCCACATGTCAATCTTGAAGCCCTCTGGCAGCTTTGCATAAATGCTAGGCGATCTACCAGAAATGCTTCGCTCACCAGGCTTTTGATGATGAGTGATCTGACCACTCATCTTCTCAATCAGGTCTTCCCATGCGCTTGTAGATGCTCGCTCTCTTTTGGCCAAAGCATCTCGGGCCGCGCCCTCTCTATCAACCGCTCCAGGTTCACGATCAGGGTCGGCGAAGCTAATCGTCGCTTCAAACAAATCTCTAAGTTTCATGTTCTTCCTTACTTGATTTCTTTGTGATCAGCGTCGACGCTGATCATGCGCAGGATCTCTTCACGAGTAGCAACGATTGTGTTGTTTGTGACCTTTGAACCAGCACCCATTCCTGGAATAAATGCGGTCGCGCGTTTGCGATCAGTCTTGACGCGGGCCTTCGTCGCTGCCGCTTGAAGTGCCAGGTTCAAGAAGTTCGCAGCTACTTCAGCGTTGCGGGCTGCGTAGCGGGGTTCAATGATTTCAGTGTACGCCATTTGATTGTCAAAGGCGTCTTTTGCAGCCGTGTAGATCTCGTCGAAACGCTTATCGTTCTCAACGTCTTCCTCGTCCTTCTCAACGACTGCGGGGGCGTTTGCCTGCTGAGCAACAATGATGTCAGCCGCAGCTGCCTCTTCATAGGCCGCCATTTCATTCTGATCAGCCATTTCATCGTCAGCGATGTTGAACAGATCATTCAGCGGGTTCTCTGGAATCATTTGAAGTCCTTCAGGTATTCGTAAGAGTCAAGTTCATTTTCTTGAACTTGACCGTTCATGACAAGCTCAACGCCAAGCAAGTATTTCTTCAACGGATAGATGTTTCCCATCTTCAAACTGCCCGTCTTTCGAGTTCTCATTTTCTGAATATGGTTCAATTTTGTACTTGGTCGACAACAGTTGGCGATCAAGCTTCAACCGAACATAGTTCTGAGTCTCTAGATACATTCTCACGTGCCGTTTGTCGCGTGACACCGACACTGCTCGATTACCATTTGATTGCGAGGTCGCCATCAGGGTGTCTGATTTAAGGATATTCATCGCATGGCGTAGCTTAGTAGTGTGGTAAACTACTGAAACTCGCGATTCCAACAACTCATAAAGAGTCATATATTCCTCACAAACCTATGCGTGATGTTTCCATCTTTGTCTCGTACAACGACTTTAGCACCGGTCCTAAGGTCATGGTCTCTCAACCATTTTGCGAGATTTGTTACTTGGATGTGCTCACCTTGAACAGAAATCAACTCCCATGTCTTCACATTTCGTGCTGAGCCTTTGAGCGACGCTGAGATATTTAGGCGAGCTTGATCGGAAAAAGTTCGCTTTCCACCGTTCGCTTCCTTGAAGGCTGCAATAGAGGCATTACGCCTTGCAATGGTTTCCTCAGACTGCTTCTTACCTCGATGCGCTTCAGCGTTCTTTTTCTTGACTTCTTCCCAGGATCCATCGGCCTTCATTCGAGTCATTCGTTCTTTTGCCGCGACTTTGTACTTGGCTTTTGCCTCTTCAGTCCGAACGAGACCAGCGTTTGCTTCAGAAATCTTCTGCTTGGTGAGAGCCCCGACTTCTGAAGCGTAATGAGCTTTTAGCGCCTTAGATTTTCGTTCTGCTCCAGAAGGATCATCTGGCGCACGGTGCTCATACCCACCACCTGGAACTAAGTTCAAGCACTTTGGATCCTGCAAAAGACCCTCATTGACTAAGGTTTTTTCACGATCAATAAGCTCCTTACGGGTTGGAAGGAACTCCAGGATTTCCATTGAGTGCTTTTCTTTGCCGTGGTAATTCACGGAATGCCAAAGACGTTTTCCCGATCCAAAGTATCCATCATTCAAATCATCAGTTGAGTGCATCCCAATATAGTATGCCCCATCGAATCGGGTGATTTTGTAGATGTAGTGATAAGCTTTTTGTTTGCGCATAGATTTCTCCTTGCGCTTATTTACGCTTTCCGGTACCTCGGGTTAAAAAAAGAGTTTTCTCTGTGATCACGCGAAACGACATTCCCTGTTTTGCGGCAAAGTCAGCCGCCGCTTTCCACTTCGCTTGGTTAACCGCGAGAGCGTACTTATCCTGATCTGAGGCTTTTGGCGTCAGCACAGTCTCCTTGTATGGCTTGATCTCAATGATCTCTTTCTTAAGATTGCCAAACTTGTCTTTGTAAATGACGAGCGCGTCTGGATAGTAATTCGCGACTCGTTTTTCAAATGGGTGCAGATACGGAACGCTGAACTCTTCAGATGCCCACTGCAATACCGCTGGCGTGGTATCAAGCCATTTGAAGAGTTTTACTTCCCACGAGCTGCGGAAGAAAATTCGTTCAGGATTTCCAAGATACTTTTCAGGATGCTTTGGTACAAAGCGACCTTTCATAGTGGTTCGGCCCGCCATCAATCATCTCCATTCTTGGCGCTTGGTTGCGAGGGGCCAAACCCGCCAGTGCTGGTTGTGTACTTAGCCTTATCGCTTCCGGCAGTTGTTGCGTCAGACACAACATCTCGGCTCGGACGCGCAAATGATTGACTAACAGATTGACTCGCGCCGATGATACCACTTTTTGCAATACCAGAAACAACGTCGCCAAGGGTATCAGCAACAGATCCAAGACCAGGAATGGTTCTAATCTTGTTGCCAATAACTTGACTGGTGACGGTGCGTGCAGCTCGCGAACCTACGCCGGCAAGAATCGCGGTGTAAGGATCATTCCAGCCTGCTTTTTCTGAAACACGGCCAACAGGAGATGGTTCGCCTGGGGCGGTGCCTACTGGTGGCACTTGCTTCTCAGGTGGTAACGTCTCAAGGTCTGCCATAGGACTCATGACCATGAAGTCATAGTCAAATTGCATCGTGAACAAGTTCGCTTCACTCACCTCATGATTGACATCATCTAGGTCAAATGACACGACACGTGGGTTGATAAAGAAGAATGATACCTGCTTGGTAGCATTCTCAAGCTTTTCATTTGGATTCAGAAAGATCTGGGTGACCTTGATTGCGTCAATGACATTACCAACCTCAGTGTTCACGACGCCACGGTGTGCGAAATCATTTGTCTTACCGAGACCATCCGTAAACTCCATACCAGATCCAGTGCTGTACAGCGCTTTAGCATCCGCGATATTCTGCGTCATGTACACAGAGCGACGTGTAATCGGAGAGTGCACCATCATCATGAAGCGAAAGAATTCGTACACGTTGTTGCCAACGTCATCCATGAACGTCATTGTGAGGTCGCGGTGCTTGATCTGTTTAAGGACCTTAGTGCGAAAGTTGTATTTGTTGATGTCTTCGTATTCAAAGTCAACTTTTGGTCGATCAACTGACTTGATCAAAAATGAGAAATTGCGTTGCCAATCTGCGCGGCCAAACTGTTCAAGCACACCTGGCTTGAACAAGAACTCAACACGGAAAAGGAACTTGAGCTTTGGGCGGAACTGAGAGTTCGCAAGCGAAGCTGCGTACGATGTGGCGTAGAAGTTTCCATCCGTCGTGCTATACGTTTCCGGCTTGTTTTGACCAGTGACCGAGCGCAAGTAGTCATTCAGCGGGTTTGCGCCGTACTGCTCAACGGCAATACCGAAGAGCTCGGTCGCCGTACGTTCGGCGTTGATGCCGGACTTTTTGACTAGTTGCGAGATATCAGCCATTATTTCACCAGCTCACGCACGAGCACACCATAACCACCAGTGGCTTCAAACAGTTCTTGAAGTTTCATACGTGGGATCCTTATGCAGATTGATGACTATTTAGTCAATCCCGAGTGTATTCGCCTCGTGCTCGCTTAGAAATCTTCGTTGGATCTTTCTCTGGTTGGTCCGCATACCTATAGTTCAACCAGTTTGGCGACTTGAGGCGATTGGCAATCGTTCCTCCAGGAATACCAAGTGCAGCAACTGCTTCTCGACCATTCTGATAGGTCACCCCATCAATGATGATTGGGCGGTAACGCTCTTTGAACTTTTCGGAGTTCAATTGCCCCTCAACGCGTTTTTGAACTTGCTCATCAGACCACTTATAACCTGTCATTTTAGCTCTTTGTTTTTCAACTGCTTCACGAGGCATCGTCTTTCCCCTGTGTGCCGCACTTATCTTCGCCTTCCATTCATTTGTACGCGGCATTCGTGTCATGCCGCCTTCACCACCTGGCGCAAGGTTCATGCACATGGGATTTTTGAGCATGTCAGAGTTCACGATCTGTTCTTCACGTAGAGTCAATGACTTACGATCAGGTAGATATTCAAGGATTTCAATGCGATGTTGGTCCTTACCGTACTTGTTAATTGAATGCCACAGGCGTTTGCCACTGCCGACATATCCATCATTTAGATCATCAGTAGAGTGCATCCCAATGTACCAACGGCCAGTAGGAATGCAAGTTGTCTTGTAGATGTAGTGATATTTTCGACGATCGGCACGCATAAAATAGCCCTGTAGTTTCGTACAGGGCTATTTAGTAGTTCTGGCTAAAAGGTTAGGTTACTGAACCAGATCACGCATAAATGATCAAATCCTTCCAGTTTGGCGCACCTGAACGCAGAATGTTCATGCCCTTGACGAACTCACGCATGGTGACCGCATCAAGCTGACCTTCGCCGTGCATCTTGACCAAGTGGTCAAGAAGCTCTTCCTTCTTGCTGAGTTCAACGTCATCACCACCAAGAGATGGCAGAACCGTACGCATACGCTTCAACACTTCCTCTGGAGTAAGATCCATGTTGATCTTTGCTGAACGAGACATGATGGCGCTGTCAAACTCTTCCTTCTTGAGGTTCGAGATGAAGACCACACGGCCCTTGAATTCAAACATCGATGGGAAGCGAATTGGACCGCCTTTCTTGATCTTAACGCCCTTGTCTTCTTCCTCTTCAGCTTCGGCATCTGCCGTGAGTTCAGCATCCGTGTCGCCGGCATCCGCGGCGAGCTGTGCATCAATCTGCTTGTACAGTGCATGACGCTTCTCGTCATTCATCTTGGAGACGTTGATGGTATTCTTACCGCTCCAAGAGATTTCACGCACTGGAGAAGTATCCAGAGCAGCCTTCAGAATGTTGGTAGCATCTTCATTGCCCCACATGCTATCGCAGTCGTCAAACAGAATCATGCCACCTTCACGGAACATGAACAGCGTTTGATAGATGGAAACTGGAGAAGCCTTACCAGAGATCTTGACGTAGTCCTTACCAGCAACCATACCTTCATCGGCGATGGTCTTCATGATGGTGTACGTCTTACCTGTACCTGGACCACCATAGATCAGCAGCGAGCGCAGAGTGCCCTTACACGCCATGGTGACGAGCTGCGACAGGTGCCCATACAGTGTTTCTGGATCACGAATTTCCTTCTCAGTCGGCTTGTGATCCGACATGGAGTTCGCAATCTGCTTGTAAAGATTTTGCGCTTCCTTGGAACTGCCTGCTGGAATGAACTTCTTGGTCTCTGGGTCTTGGGCAGTGACCTTGATGTAGAGGATTGGTTCCTTCTTGGCAACCGCTGTTACATCGCGTGGACCTTCATCCTTTGTGACGATTTCACCAGAACGTTTCGTCTCAGTAGATTCAACATCATCGACTGCGCCAGGTTTTGCGTTCCAAAGACCACGACCGATTTTTTGACCACGGATGTATGCTGGAATCAACACATCATTCTCTGTAGCCACGGCCTTAATTTGGTCCCAAGTCATTGAACTTGCGCCAGATTGACCGTACTTCTTCACAGCCATTTGATAGAAGCTGTCGTCAGTAACGCGCTTCGCCATTTCATCAAGCTGCACAGATTCGTTCACGTGTTCTACAGCAAACTTACCTTCCTTTGGATGTTTGATAAGTTGTGCAAGCTTTGACATACCTGACACAATTGTCGAAGCCGACAGATCGTGAATGTCGATGAAGTGTGACGGACCCGTGTTTGTGGTAAAGTAGTCCCAAACATCTACGCCAAGCACCTTAGCGCCGTGATAACGGATGCCAAAACCACGATCACCAAAAATGTAGGTGATTCGGTTAAAACCCGGCAAACGCTCAACAAAGTCGTGGCCGCCATAGCGGTACATCTTCGTACCAAGCAGCTTTGGCATGCGACGTTCGAAGACACTCAGAACCCGAGCAAGGTCATCTTCTGAGAATTGCGCTTCAATAAGATAGTCTTTGAAGGAAGTGTGCATTTTGGTGTGTTTTCTATGCAGAGAACGATGCTCTATTTAGAGCCTGCTACTGGTCCTGAAAACAAAAACGGGGACCAATGGTCCCCGTTTATTTGAATTGACGCGGTAATTAGGCCGAAACCGAACCACCAAGTGCTGTACCAAGACCAGCACCAGAATCAATCGAGCGAGCGTGATCGTAGCGCAAGGTCAGTTGAATAGTTGCCGCTTCAGACGCGCTGTAATCCAGATCACCGTGATCAACAGATTGAATCATGACGCCTTCAAGAATCCAAGATTCAACAACTGCTTCGTCACCATCCAATTGGTCAAGCTTAACGCCAAACTTGTAATCAGAACCTGTGCGGCCTGTGCTCAACCAATCACCAGAACGACCATCAACGCTAACACCAATCAAGTGCTGCTGCTTGTCATACTGTGCCTTCAGAACGCGAGTAGCCTTGCCAGTGATGTCATCTTCAATCGTGAGGTTGATTGGAGACCATGTGTGCTTGCCAGCGACATAGGCAGTGCTGTTGTAGCGATGAATCGCTACTTCTTCGAATTCAAGCTGAGGACGAGTAATCGTGACGGCCTGCATCGACACGTCTTTGTGCGCGGTACCGCTAACACCCAAACCAGTGAACGTAACACGCCACTTGTTCTTCATCTTTGGGTGCATGATTCCGTGGCCTACGCCTGGAATACCAAAATTCGACAATGTAGCCATAACCTCTCCTTAGTGAGCTCTCTAACTAGATTAAGTATTTACGGGTTCTATATAATCTTTCGAGTTTTACAACCAAAGTTGCAATAAATAGTCAATGGATAAAATTCAAGAGCTGATTGACGGACTGTTCACGGATGGGGGTTATGACGCTAGGCGCGCCCGAACTGGGGCTCCCCCGTGGTTGCTGGCGTGTGAGGGCGACACTATCGCCGAAAAGGTATGGCTCCATTTTCACAAGAGACCAAGATGTGGGCAGTGCGGGAGCTTGACAAAGTGGATAAATTATTCTCAAGGCTACCGGAAAAACTGTTCAAAAAAATGCGGCCAAGCCTCTATTGCCGTGCAAAAAAGTATTCACAGAGAACAGCTGTGGTCTAATGAGGAATGGCGAGAGACGGCAACATACGCCATGAAGGTTGCGCATCATAACAGTCGAACCCAAACAAAACTTGCTGCTCTTAAAGCTAAAAATATCGTCCCATTAGAAGAAATTAGGCCAGGTATGCAGAATGTTTACCGATGGCAGCACTGTTGCGGTGAGGTTTTCCAGCGCCCATTCACTAGGACTACCGGTATTTGGTGCCCCATTTGTCATGTATCGAGGGGGCAGGGTGAGTTATATGAAGCTATCAAGGCCAGATATTCTGGACCGATTTTGGTCAACGACCGTAAAGTGCTAAGCCCTAAGGAAATTGACATCTACCTTCCAGAGCTGAAGCTTGGCTTTGAATACCATGGTGAGTACTGGCATCCAGGAGATGGCACCAAAGAACATACCAAAATTCTTATGGCAGCTGAACTTGGTATTCATATTGAGGAGTTTTGGGAAACCCTCTGGAAACAAAAGAGGCAACAGCAACTTACACGCCTAGATGAGCTGCTGAAATGAAAAGAGGGAGCAATGCTCCCTCTTGTTTAGGTGTAATCTACCTTAGAGCGATGCACCGGTAGAAACAACGCGGATTGGGATGTAGATGAATTCAGCCGCTTTTACTGGCTTGATTGCGACATCCAACCACAATTCGTTCTTGTCGATGCGAGCAGCGGTGTTGTTCGAATCATCACAAAGAGTTGCGAAATCGTACAGACCGCGCTTTGAGAGCACATCATTCAACAGATTGTCGGCAGCAGCCTTCAAGTTGTCGCGAGTGATCTGATCATTTGGCTCGAAGACGAACGGCATACCGCCTTTGCGGAGGGTACGACGCAGGTAGCAAACCAGACGAGCCACGTTGATACGATCCAGAGCAGATGCTGCTGGCGCGGAAGTCTTCTGACCCCACACCAAGATGCCACGACCTGGGAAGAACACGATTGGGTTCAGGTTCTTATCGTATTCGTACAGGTTGTCACGCTGACCATTGTTGAGGTTCGTTTCAATGAAGGTCGTTGCAGTACCTGGCGTACCAGTGATGTAGCCAACCTTTGAAACACCAGACACAGAACCGCGCTGAACACCTGCTGGCGCAATCCAAACAAACGATTGGTTGTCGGACGTTGCGATGGTGCGAAGGGCGATACCAGATGGTGCGCCCATGACATCGCGACCGTCGATGTTCGACATGATACCCCATGGGTAGTAATACGCAACGCTGTCCTTCTGAACACGAGCGGACGTCAGTGCCCACTGAGCAACTTGGTCAGGTGTCTTGTTGCATGGCGTATCAGCGATGACGATTGCTTCGCTGAGGATGTCTTCAGCAAGCTTGGCAAGCTCGTCAACGACTTCATGGTAGCCTGGGCAAGCGATGAGGTTGTACTCATACAGCTCAGAACGAACATCCATGTTGCTGTTGATTGCAGCTTGCAGAGCTGTCACGATTGCAACGCGCTTGGCGGCATCGTTAGCACCAAGTGGAGCGCTCACGGTGACGTTGCTCAGAACGATAGTGAATTCGTCACCAGCCTGG